TTCTTGATCTGACATATTGTTGTTTTTTGATAATGTATATTAATACATAAACCTTTAAGTAATATATATGTTAAACATATTTTACACTAACAGGAATTTTAAAGCCATCTATTCCGCCTTTATGATCTTGATCAGTAATATTGTCTATTGGTGCTATAACGTCAATATCTTTTCGTAATGATGGGTCAGAACTTCTGAAAAAGTGTTTTAGTATGTATTCATTCTTTTTGAAGTCTACACTCTTATTTAAATCGTCAAATAAACTCAAGAAGTCATTCACATCGTCGTATAAATTATTTGATCGGTAATGTGATGCATTAATAAAATGTCCTAGTGCTAAACAGTAATAACCACAAGCATTGTTCATTAGACTTTGTATGTCGACTTCTGTATATGGTAAGCCTTGTTGTTTGGTAGTTGCTTTAACAGCTGATTTAACTACTTCGGGAGGAGGGGCGCCGTATGGATCAAAATATATTGATTCCATTTTACCATTGTTATATTTATTGCACTGTAAATATGTCCAATGAGTCCCGTCGTTTTGATTTCCTTGTTCGTCCATACTATCTTGTATATTAATTATATATGCTTTATTAAATTCTAATGGTGTATCTAGTTCATCTTTAAACACTACGTCGGCTAATGGAATATTCATTCGTTCTGCTAATGAGAAAATTTGTGTATCGGTTAATGACATTGTATATTGTATTATATCATATATTGTGTATATTGTTTATATTGTTTATTGCGTATAGTGTTTATAATTTTATAATCCTCTTCCGGCATATAATCCAGATCCTAACCCCATACCTAATCCGTTACCGTTAATTTGATATTGTGGAGGTAAGAAGAATTTCATGTGATAATTCGCACTTAATGATTGTGACTCAAGAGCTGGTTGATTTGATTCATTTATTCTTGTTCCTCTACCACTCATATTTAATGAATGTGGTTTTCTAATTCCTGAACCTGTTAAATATCTTCTTAATATAGGGTCATTAGTCGGGAGACCAGAATTTAATGATGTTTGAGATGGAGATGTTCCATATCTTGCTGATACTGCTTCGTTTGATAATGAAGCATTAAGTTTATCTGCCATTGCTTGTTCTAAACCTGCTCTACTCATATAATCATAGTTTGTTCCGAATTGTTCATTCATCATTTCAGATGCTTTAGCTTTTCCAAATTGTCGAGCCATATTTCCAGCCCGTTTTCCTTTAAGACCAGTTTTAGGCTTATCATAAAAGTCACTTGGTTTATCTAAGTAGTCAGTCATAAAGTCAGTTACACCTGCAGCAACTGGGATTATAACAGGTGCAAATTCTGGTTGTAGTGCTGATAATGCTGTCGCTCCTGTTGCCATACCAGCCATAATACCAGTCTTAGCTAGTGGATTAAGAACATCACGAGCAAATTTATATGCCTTCTTTTTACCTTTACGTCCTACTGCTCTTTCAAAATTTGTATCAAATGTATGTCCAAATATTCCTTGACCTGAGAAAGGTAATCTCTGATTCCCGCTTTGCGGCAATTCATCAAAAAGATTTGTTTCGTCTTCTGGTTGTTGTATTTGATCCATTACTTGCTCCGGTTCACGGTTAACTTGTATTTCTTCTGGTGATAGAGATATTTGAACACCTTTATTTTTTGAGAATGCTCTATTGACTAAGTTATATGTTCCTGGATTGACAATGACATTAAAGCCAGTTCCTTTTTTAACTCGGACAGGGTGACCATTTCTTAGTTTGGATAATTGACCTTTACTTGCATCAATTTTTATAACGTGCATGTTGTATGTGTAATAATAGTTATACATACAAGATGTTTTTATGTTGTTTATGATCATACTAATATAATAGTTTATCTAATTGTTTATTGTGATGGTAATAAAATTAAACCCTAGACCCAGTTAATATATCTATACTCACCTCATTACCGTATTCAATGAAACAATATAAATCTAAATTTCTTGAAGATAAGTTTTGACATAATAGTTGTATTGATTTAGGTACAGATTGTTCTACTGGTAACATTCTTTCAATATTGACATAGTAATATGAATATTCCATATCAAAGTCTTGTCTATTGATCAAACCACTTGTAATACCATCAGTTAGTCCACCGTTAACTGCATTACATCCGTATAGTTGATTATTGAATTGTTCGAAGTTATATCTTTCCATATTGTAAATAGCATTTTGACCTGATACTTGAATATTGAAATTAGTTAACCAACACATAGGAGAAGTTGGACCTGTTCCGGCTGGATCGAATGGTGATTGAAAAACTGGAATACCCGACACAAACCCACTATTAGTACCGCTGGCATTATAGAATGGAAGAACAAGAACAGATTTAACATTTGCAATACCATTAGTGAGTAATGATGTTTGAGGTTGATTTGGCTGAACATTAATAACTTGATATTGATAAACATCAGTATATTTAATTGATTTGATTGGATTTGACAAATAAGCTTGTTCAAATACTGGGTTGAAAGTATATGCTGGAACATATAGATAAATTGATTTAGACAACGTACCTAAACCAATGTTTGAGTTTTCAGATGTCATATTTGTATCTAAGCAAACTGAACCAACTGAAACATTATATTTAATAGTTTTAGATGCACTACCCGCTGCAGTTGTAGTTCCAACTGGGAAAATTACAGCATTACCTTGATTTGCATCAGCTGAACTAATCATTAAAGGATTAACCCCTCCTAGTGAATTTGTTACATTTGTACAAGTAATAAAGGCAGGAGCTAAAGCAGCAGCTCCAGCACTACTTGCATTGACTTGAATAGTTGATGTTGAGTTATTTAAATTCATTGTCATTTTCATAAACACACCTTTAAGTAATGGACACATATTAAAGAAACTATGAACATGTTTTAAATAAACAGTTGCTAAAACTGAATATTGTAAAACTCCTCTATTTCCGACAATATCAGATGCAGTAGATAAAACAGATGAGTTTATTTTTCTTGATACGTAAGATTTCCACACAGATTGTAATGAACTATTACCTCCTTGTAGTAATGTTCCGTATGTTGATGCTGCACCTAATTGACCGTCAACATCAAAGTTGATATGTGTTTGACGTAATAAGTAACCATCATTTCCTCTGTTTGATTCAAAGTTATTAAATTGTCCTGTTACATCAATACCCAAAAGAATATTAGTATTGTTTGTTACACCGTTACCGTTAAGTGAATTAGTCCCGTTAGGATTCCATGACCAAGATAAAGAACTATCAGGATAAAAACCAATTGTTGGTCCTTGTGTTGTTAGGTCATTATAAGATAACGATGTCATGAGTTTAAATGAGTTCCACATATTGATGTATGGTGTTTGTTGTACTATTGTCGTACCGTTATAGTCAAGTGTAAATGAGTGGATAATTTGACCAAACCAATTTTTAAGACCAACTCCATAATCTAATGATGATGCAGCTGTTGCTGGTAAAAATCCTGCACCTGTTAATGCTGCACCTGTAACATTTGTTAGTGTAAGACCTGTGCCTTCGGCTACAGTGATTAACATAGGAATTTGTAAATATGCTTCACGATATGACATATATTTATTAGAGTTAGATAATTGAGACGTATCTATAATAGATTGGTTGTTGTTATAATTTTGGTTATTGTTGTCTAAGATATTAACCCAATCTTTACGGACAAAAACATTAGGCGATCCTTCAACTTCTTGTGCTAGGTCGAAAACTAGTTTATCAGACATTATGATATAGATAATATCATAGTGTATGTCATATATTTAAGTCAATATTATTTTATTAAAATATTGATCTGCGATTTATTTATATAATAGTCTACATGCTCATAACAGCAATCGAAGATTACATTGACACATTACTTTCAGTAATGCAAGCATTTACATGCTCATTACAATTTTCTTACGCTTTGGTAATTCAGACGCATTTTTAGCTTCCACTTTTAGGTTGGATAGTTTTTTTCCTATCTTATCACTTAAACCTCTTCCCGATGGAGTAGATCTAGCATATGGATTAATTCCTGTTGTTGAAATATACTCGTCAATGTCTTGATATGATGATGCGCCACCTGGTCCGCCTTTTCTTAATAATACTGACCCCATACCTGAACCAGATAGTGGATTATGAAATATAGAAGGTTTATGTGGTTTTAATCTAGCATTGCTAAATGGTAAATTTACACTTGACACTTTACGACTCATTGTGATGTTTAATAAGTTGGTTTATGCTTTATGTGTTTATATTATAAGTCATATTACAAATCACCCTTTAATTTTTCTTTTGTGTTTATATTTCGGTATTTCAATATGTTCTTCATTATATTATCAATACATGCTATCTTTTGGTTTAGTATTCTTTCTTTAGTACATTCTTTATCATTCTTTAGTTGTGTCATTAATGAAGATCTGGTATTATTGAACTCATCATATAAGTTTGATATATACATATCGTTGTCTATGTTATTCATTGTATATTAATATTGTGTATATTATGTGTTTATATGTTTATATTACCTTCGGTATTAGTTTTGTTATTACACGCAGTGTATGACGAAACTATTATTTTGTCCCCAAAAAACTTTCGTCCTTATCACGTATAGTTAATAGTATTGTCATATTAGGATCTTTAATAATTAGCGGTCTTAGATCAGTCCCCAAAAATGATAAACGTATTTCATTATATGTTCCATCTATCATTTTGTTCCACATGAAGTTTGGTGGTGTTTCGTATATTTGTTCTCCGACGGCTACATTAGGATTTAATGAATAAATAATACTTGATGGTTGAGAATATGGATTATTGATATTTGATATTGAGAATAGGACATT